ACAACAAGTAAGATACCATAGTTGTAGATTTTCCAGACTGTCTTGGTAATTTACAGATTGTAAAACGATTATCATGAAAGGTTGAAATCATTTCTTTTTGAAAGTTATATAACTTAAATGGAACTAATCCTTCATCAAGTGAAACAATCTTAACATAGTTCTGTATAAAATGTAATGGGTTGTCCATACATTTTTTATACTCTTTAAGTTGTTCCTCTGTAAAGTTTAAAGAAACATTCGCTTTTTTAAGATTAGGATTTCCTAGATAACTGTTTGTGTTTGTCATTCTTTAGTGCCTCAATCTCTTTTTTATTAGAATTGGCTAGGTCTTTATTAGAACTAATTTGTTCATTCTGTAAACCATCAATTAAGGATTGTAACTTTCTCGCTTTTTCTTCATCACTATCTAAGTGTAACTCTGCGTTGATTACTTTTTCTAATTTAAGAAAAGCGATTCTTTCGTTTGGAACATATCTCCATGTATAACCTCTTTCTGAATATACACCAAAGACTGTTTCTTTTGCTCCTATCTTTACAATAACAGATTCATTCCCATCTAGGATAACTTTATCACCTTCGTTAAATGCTGGATTCCATTTGAATTGTAATCCTTTCGCAAGACTACTCGCCCAGTCTTTAAACATGATTGCGATTATCGCACTGATTAAAAGTCCAACCCAAGGCAGTATAAAATTAGTCAGTTCCGCTGTCTGACTGTCTAATGTCGGTGTCAATGATTTCTCCTTTTCCTTTTAAAACTTTTTGTAAATCAGCAGTTGAACCAACGAACAATGCGTTAGTTACATTCTTCGGTGCGTTACTTGGAACTTCTTTTAATTTTTTATAATTGTTTTGTAGTTCCACTAATTTTTCTGTAACATCAGAAACAGTTTTAATAAGTTGTCCTGCGACTTCATAACTTCTAGGATGGTCTGATTGTTTCGCAACATCTAATATACCTTCGATTGCGTCTTGACCTTTTTCAATCAGATTATAAAAGTTTTCACGACTGTACTTATAGTCAACTTCTTTTTCATCATCACCATCTGGTCTAGGAATAACTTGTTTACTATTTTCCTCTAACTCATCAGTAATGTTGAGAGCCTCACTAATCTTTTTATCTACGACAGCCATTATTCTTCATCTTCACCAGTTGTTGGATTAAATTCTTTTGCGTCTTGGAAGAAAGATGTAGTTTCATTAAATCCAAAGTCATCATCTGCGTCTGCGCTTGTTGGATTTGGAGTAACAGTATATCTTTGTTCTCTTTTCGGTGACTTGTCTGGCATATCTGTATACTGGTCAACTTGAACAGTTTTAATAACATTAGATGAAGTAACAGGGCCGTATAGATAAAACTTTAATGTAAAGTCTAATGTATATATTATCGCTCTTCTTGAAGCGAAATCACCTTCGTATGAATCTTCATAACTTATATTATTTAAGATTACTGGAACATCTCTTGATGTATCCATATCTACATTATCTTTTAATGTTATTGTATAATCTGGTTGAAAGTATGGAAGTATTTGTTCTACAATTTGTAATGAGTCATCACTATTTTTCGACATTACAGATAATGTAAATGTAATATTATATGGAACTGGCATAAACTGTGAATCTAATTGTTTATTACTTCCACTTTTTGTTTTTTTAAATTTTTGTACACGATTTAATTTTCTTGTAGGGTCATAACTAAGAGCACCAATCTCAAAACTAATTCTTGGTAATGTGATTGAAACTTTATTATCTAAGTTTGCGTCCTGTCTTAATCTCGCAAGAAACTTTTGTTTTGGGCCATACGCCAACGGCACCTTCATAGTTTGAGTTATTACTCCACTATTATTTTTTCTTACTAAAACAATATTGTTAAATAAACTACCAAATGCGATTACTAGTTTTCTAATTGTTTCATGATAAAATTGTTGTCCTAACATAATTTATTCACTCCTATTCGTTTATGTCCCCAAAAGGATTCCTTTCTGAAAAATCAAAAATCGTATCATCTAAGGTATCCAAATAATCATTCTGTGCGTTATAGTCAGTTGACTGGTCACCTACAATATAATCCTCTTTAACTATATAGTCTTTTGTTCCAAGTAATTCTTTAATCTCTGCGGTGACTTGACTTGTTTGTCCTGTAATAACCTCACCTTTTGAGAATTCAGTAACAGTAATTAAATCATAACCCATTGGGTCTAATGTGTCTGTGACATATGCGATTGCTCCAGATGTTGCGCCTACAATTCTTTCACCTTCTGTAAATGATAGTCCACCATTGTTTATGATATCAAGTCTTGTACCTGTAGTTGTTTCTGCGAGTATAGAACCAGATAGATATTCTGTTTCAGAAAGAACATTATCTCCTGCGTCTGCTCCTGCGCCACTAGTTCCATCAAGTAATAATAAGTCTCCATCTTCCAATGCCATCTCACTTGTAATCGCTCCTGCCTGTTCAAGAGTAATCTGATACTGCATTGAGTCTCTAGTAAATGATGTTTCGATTGCGTCAATCTCTGCGATATCAGTATCAATAACTTCACTAGAGTATTCAAATGTTCTACAACTTAATTTAAATGTAGGTCTATTTTGTACTTGATAAAATGGGTCATCATGGTCAACAAATGTTATCTCAAACATTTTTTTCGCAGTTGGAAAATAAATTAAATCTCCTTCATTTGGTCTTGTACTTTCAATAATATTTGCGTCAACTGAAACAAGTTCTTCAAATCTTCTTCTTGCGACTGTGAAAGAACATTCCTCTCTCATCTCTAAACCAAATTTACCCATGAGTTCTTTTTCACCACCAAACCCATCTGTTTCATTGAACACCATTTCAATTAAATATGCGTCATTAAAAGTTGATAGTCTGTCTTCTGTAAAAAGATTGTCTTCTGCTACAAGTTTTCTTGGGAGATAAAATACCTCTTGACCTTGAATCTTAATTTGTTCGATAGCAATCGCTTCATACAAATCTTGTTCATTTTTAGTTCCTGTGTCAAAAAATACATTTGTCGGCATTATTAAATACTATCCTATTTGATACATTGGTGGTAAATCAAATGCAAGTTTTATTTCTTCTTCTAGTTTTTGAATTTCCTCTTTCGCTTCGTTTAAAATAACTTCCCCATTTATTTCAACTCCACCTAACATCTGCATACCTCTAAATTTTAGTAAGTTGTTACCCCATTGTTTTTTAATTAGTGCGGTCGCATATCTTTTAAAATACATATCATTGTAGAGAGAAGCGAATGTGTCTGGGTTTAACTGTCTATAACATTCTATGATAATAAATTCACCCTCTGAAACATCATTTGTAAAATCCATATCTAAATACAATCTACTTTGATGTTGATTATGTCTTATTGGAACTTCACCAACTAACAGTTGACTGAGTAGGTCTATGTGTTGCATTGTCATTTTATAATGCATTACTGATGTTGAAGAAAAATCATATAAGTCGTTTAGTCTTAATTGATATCTTACATCAAATAAATTATTTGTTGAACTATCATCGAAAGGAAAAACTCTTACAACAGAAAGAACAGTACTTGGAACAGGTATAAAGTTTTTTTGTTCTACCCAATCTGCGGTAACACTTTGGTCAGAGATATCTGTCGCAGTTGTTGCGCTTGTATTTGCGACACCTCTTGACAAGTCTGCTGCGGTGAACTGATGTTTTAAAAAAACTTTTTCTACACCATTATAATGAAACTCACGAAAATACTGTAACGCCTCATCAACTCTATCATCTAATTGGTCTTCATCGACATTAATATCAATGACTGGTTGTCCTAATGCTCTTAAACAGTAATCTTTGAATGTATCTTTAGTTGTTGGTGTAGCCATTTAATTTTCCTCTTTAATATATTTATAAAGAAAAATGACTTAGTCTTTGTCTACTAATTTAAGTAAAAGATTCTTAATTTCTCTTATCTCGCATTTTAAGTGGTTAATTTCACGAGTAGCGCCCCTAATATCATCTCTTTGTTTTTGTGCTTCTCTTGACCTTTTAACAGCGAGTTCATACGCAGTTCGATTTTTATTCACTATCGCATTTGATTCAGAATCTCTATACAAATGTGAATTATCTTTTACTGGTATCCTTTCTGCCATGTTCCTATGTTGCGAGTGCGATTGCTCTAAAATCTTTTATTCTTGGTGGTAATGCTGAGTTTGTTCCCTGCATTCTTATCTTAATCGCAAATCCTATAAATTCATCTAACGATGTTCCTGTACCATCATCTTTTTTACCAGCACTATACACATACTCTGTAAAGTCATCTATTGTAGAGTTTGGATTAGCAGTTTCATCTGGACTTCCATCAGTATTAAAATATGTAAATCCTATATCATCAAAGTTAGTATCCTCATCTGACCTTAGTAATTTAAACATTACTTGTATTTCAGAAGTTGATGGTCTGTGTGCGTCTAATATGACTCTGAGCGCTGTTGCTGGAGTTTCTAATTGAACTTTTCTTGTAATATAAATCGCCTCGTTACTATCACCACTTGGTTCTGTTGGTGCGACATATTCTGATGTTGGATAAACATCTGAAGAACTATCAATGTTATCTAATCTATTCGCTACTGCGACAAATGTCTTTTTATCTAAATCAATATATGGTGATAAGAATTCATCTGTTGTTGATAAAACTAAATCAAGTGATAATGATTTAGCCCCAGACATTTCATTTGTTTCATTGATTGATGAAGCGATTAACTTCGGTACATCAAAATAGAAGTTTTCATTCAACTGGAATGTTGTACCAGTAGAAACTTTACTGAATGATGTTTCAGTTCCACTTGGACTTGTTCCAGAAGTTGATTTAATTTTTGATGTTAAGTTTGTTTGTGGGAATTCTAACACAGGTAATATAGTTTTAAATGTTTCAAACTGTGCGTTTTCAGTTGCGACTATCGCACTTCCCCCACCTACATTTGTAGATGTTGCGTTACTTGATACTGTAATGGTATATGAATCAATTCCAATATTTCCAATCGCAGTATGTGTTGCGTTTATTTCACTTATTGGAATACCATTTACCGCACTACCTGCAGTTGCGACAACACCAGAGATTGTAACATTATTAGATGTTGAGTGCATTTGATGGTTCGGGTGATTTACTTTAATTACATTCGAACTGTTTGTTGTTTCAAGTGCGTTTACTGGTAGTGTTACAGTTGGTACTGCGTCATTATTTAATGTTAATGTTCCATTTGAAGTTGTTGTGAATGAAGCTCTATATGCGGTGAACTTTAAATCTTCTGCATCAAATGCACTCCAAGTAGAGTTGTTTTGACTTTTAAATAATACTCCTAGATATGGTTGTGTACTAATAAATCTACCACCTTTATCTTCCTCACCTTGTCTTGAAATCCAAACACTATAATTATCTGAATCAGATAATAAACAAATTGCATATTCTGTGTTAGGTGCGATAAACACTGGTGAATCAAATGTAAAGGTTGTTGCGTTAGAACCATCTGTTGCATCCACACTTACTGCACTTGGATTAATAGTTACACTTCCAAATGGTAATACTTTTCTTGTTGGATATCCATTATCCATTTCTCTAATTTGTAGAGTTACTGGAATTGTAGAATCTTTTGATGAGAAGAAGATATCAATTTTTGTTAAGAATTCTCCTACACCACTATCTGAGGTAATAGATTGTGCGAGTGGGTCAACCCAAGTAGTATTACTTGTTCTTGCGAGTTCTCTTTGAACTTCAACATTTTGACTTACATCAGTTACCTCAACTCTACCATTTCTAGTTCCTATAATATCTCTTTCTCTAACTTCAAATATACCTTTTGCGCTGTATGTCGCCTGTGCGACAGTATCAACCGCTGTGACTGTGTTAGTTGAACTTGAAGTTAATCTAAAGTTTAAATCTCCAGTTCTCCATCTTGGATTACCTGCGACAGTTGGATTAGGAATTGCGAATGTTCCTACTACTTTACCATTTGCGTCAGTTGTTAAATTACCACCGAGTGCACCACCATCTGGTGTAACATATGCGGTAATACTTCTCTTATCAAAGAATGGAAAAACTCTTGTATTTGGTTTCATTCCAGTTGCGGTGAAAGTAACAGTTCTGGCTCTTACAAATGGAATTAATGCTTGTGATAAAACTCTTTCATTTACCACTTCTATATCAATTTGTTCAACAACTTGAGTATTAACTCCACCTCTAGTTCTTAGTCCTGCTTCTTCTAAGATAGTTGTGTTAACTTGTCTTCTACCATCTCTTTCAGTAACTTGTCTTGTAGTTGTAACACCACTCCATTGTGTTTCCCATGCGTTCCAAACTGTTCCTATTGAATTTTCATTTTGAGCAAAAACAGTATCGAAGTTTCCTTCATTTAATTGAAGAATAATATCTGGATTTTGTTGAACTTCAAACCACTCATCACCATCTGGACTTAATTTTACAATACCAGTAAATGCGAAGTTTAGAAATGGATTTACCTTTTCTGTTCTTGTCGCATATGGTTGTGTAATACTTGCGACATGAGTGTAAGGTAGTGTAACAACATCACCAGTTTTTTGATAACCATCTGATGTTCTTTCTGCGTCTGTTGTATTTTCTTCTGTAAGAGAAATACCTTTCATAAAGTATTTTGGTCTTAACTCATTATTTTCAAAGTCAATAGAAACACTATAATCTTCATGTAAAGGATTACCAACTCTATGACCAGAGAAATTATCTACAACAAAACCAGATTTAAATCTACTTAAACCATTTTCATCTGTTATTTCAAATGATTGTGTATCTTGTTCTAATAAACTTAACGCAGTGTAATATTCCACATTTTGTAATCTTCTTTCAAGTCTTCCGATATCACGCATTGTGTATCTTTTATTAATTTGTTTTTTAAAGTCTGTATCTTCAGTAACATTTACAACAAATGGTTCTAAGAATACATCAGCAATTTTCATTGCGTTATCAATAGCTTTTGGTAATGTAGGATTCTCTGATGGTGCGCCTTGTATTAATTTAAACTCACCTTTTTCATTTAAGAAAATAGAATCTTTTCTTCCAAGATAAAAATCTAAATCATAAACAACATTACTTCCATCTTGACAGATATCTACTGTTGATGAACCTGTTCCAGAAAACGCTCTTGAAGCGAAATCAAAAGAATAACCTGTTATAGTATCTGTTGCGGTAACAGTTCCACTTGCCCCACCAATATCTGCGACTCTTGGTCTAAAGTCAAGAGAATCTCTTAAATCAAATAAACCACCTGGCTCTCTAGTATCTGGGTCAACACGAGTTGCTTTGTATATTGGTATGTCTTTATAATCAATACCAGAATAAGAATCAACACTAAAGAAATCACCAGTACCATGTTCAAAGAAATCAAAGACTACAAGTAATCTTCCTACTGGTGCTGGAACACCAACCTTTCTAACAAGTCTTGATATATCATAGAAGTTATCTCTTTGACCATCATCTAAAACATAATTACTTGTTACAACACTCGCTCCTGCGGTTACGCCTGCACTATCTATTGTAGCGGTTGCTCCAGAGGTTGCGCCTGTTACTTCTTCACTCGCTGAGAAATCTGTTGAAGTAAGAAGAACATATGATAGTGGGTCTGTTGTTGTAATTAATATACCTTTTGCTCCAGATGTTCCACCTGTAATTGTTTCACCTCTTTGGAAAGTTCCTGTAATAGTTCCTATTGGTAATGCAGGTGCGGTAGCATCTGTACTTGCGTCTGCTGCCTCGTAAACTGCGCGAAGTCTAAAACAGTCTGCACGACCTAATGAAATTTCATTGTCAGTTGCGTCTGTTCCATAAACATGACCAGTTGCTCCACCATTTAAAACTTTTACTTGTTTTGATGATTTAAGTGTTTTTGATTTTTCATTTGATACAGTTCTTGTTAATGTTGCGAGAACTTGAACAGAAAAATCTCCAGTTGTACCAAAAATAGTTGTTGATGTAATTGTTAAAGTACCTGTACCTGTTCCACTAACAGAAACATTTGTACCATCAATATCTATAATATCTCCTGCGTCACCACTACCACCTGTTCCATCTTTAACAATCGCGATTGTGTAGTTTGCGTTTGTCGCTGATGCGAAAGTTTCATTTGCTCCTGCACTTAAAGTTATGATACCAGATGAGTTTGGTGTTGAGGTAAATTGTCTTCTGATTGTGATTGTCGTATCTGCGACACCACTATTAGTATCAGTTTTTAAAGTTTTAACTCTTTTCTTTTTAAGTTTTCTTAAAAGAACATTCTTAGTTTGTTCTTCTAGTTTAGCTCTTTTTCTTACAATGTTCGCAGATGTGACTACATCTGTTGAAGGTGCTGCGGTGAAAGATATTGCGGCAGATGTAACTCCATCTACTATTCTTTCCTCTGTTGTACCATCTCCTACTGGAATTACAAGAGTATCACCTACAATGACTTCTCCTGTATCAAAACCAGATATACCAATTAAATTATTAGTACCACTTGTTTCTGTAATATATGTACCAGAAAGTGTAACTTCATCTGCAAGTTTTATATCTGCAGTAAAATCAACATTTGAACCACCAGTTGCGGCCATATGAGCTTGTTTAGCTTTTGAGAAATTATTTGTTACTATTGCGGAAATAGTTAAATCTGTATTACCACTATTCTCAACTATTTGTGATGTTTCACTTGAGTTTGAAGAAGTAATTTTTTCTCCACTTGAGAATGTTCCATTAACTGATACTAAAGTTAATCCTGTTCCACTAGTTGCTGCGAAAGCAAATCCAGTTGCGCCAGATGTAACACCTGTTATTTTTGA